GATCCAACAGAAACAATAACACCACCAAGAGGTACATTAGAACTATTAGGATCTGAAGTTACTGAAGATATAGATCCTGTAAATTGTACACTAGTGATTCCTGTAGCACCTTCAATAAGAGTATAGTCACCAGGAACAGCAACACTACCAGTATATCTTTGTGGTCCTTGAGGTATTTGATTTACTAATAGAAGAGCATTACTTGTAGAGAATCCTGCTATATTACTTCCACCAGACTTAAGAGTAAACTGAGTGGTCAATCCAGTAAAATTGCCAGAAATATCATCAAAGATGTAGTTACCAGCATAAGGTTCATCAGCACTACCAGTAATACCAGACCTCATGAAGGATCTTCCGTTAAAGGATGAATGAGTTGCAATACCAACCCAATCCCTTTCATCTGGTTCATTTGTAGTGGTTGATAATGGAGTTAATCCAACAGGAGCAGTATAGAAGTTAACAGTACTGTCTACAATGTTATATGCTCCTTCCACCTTAGTAATTAAAGTACCATCACTATGCAATGCTGATTGAGTACCCATCCAAGGTCTAGTAACAAGGAGAACGTTGGTAGCACCCAATCCAACAGAGTCTACCTTCATAATCTCATCACCAATCTTTAACATATCACCACCAGTAATAGAAGTTATTCCTGAGATTTTAATCTTATCTGTAGTAGCAGATACATCAGCAGTAATGGTGGTAGTTACAGCAGTAGAAACTATTGGAGATTGAACTATATTATCAATACTTAATATACATCTGGAGTTTTGCTTAGTAGAAGTAAAGGAATGAGAAGTACCAACACCAACGGCAGTGATATCTAAGTAAGTAGGAGTAGTCTTTAATGCATTCTCAGCAGAAGTAGCAAATCTAAGAGTAGAGTCATCCACCTTAACAGCATAAACTGTAGAAGGCATTTTATCAGTAGTACCATATCCAGGTATAGATTGTGAAGTAATTTCAATAGCAGAAGTAGTACCAGAACCAGTATATCTGTAAGATAGTTCTTCACCAGTTACAAAGTAATGATCTGGAATTCTAATAGTATCTTCTGCTAGACTAACAGTAGTTGTAGCACTTCCTACAAAGTTCCTCTTAAAGACTGGAAGTTGTCTATGCTTAAGTTCAAATGCCCTCTTAACATCAGTCTCAGTGGCAGTATAAGCACCATACCCAGTATCAATAGTAGCATTAGTTAAATCTATTTCAGTAACAGAATTTGCCTCATCAACTAGTCTCAGTGCAGCTTGGAATACTCTAACTTGAACATTAGCACTTGCTATAGGAGTAAATGTTAAAGTAGTATAGTCACCAGAAATAGCAGCACCAAAATCACCAAGATTGGTTACAGTTTGGTTAATAGCATATTCTGTTATGTAAGAAGTAGTGCCATCATCAACTACTATGACTTCAGATATTTGATAATGACTATTAGTAGTATCTTCTACACATACAACATAATAAGCACCATTAAATGTTTCAGTTTCATACTGTGCTACAGTAGTAGCAGATGGAGAACCACTAGCAGTTATAGCAGTATATCTAGAATCTAAATTAGAAGTGTTTAATGATGTAGTACCAACTCCAGCAGATGAAGCATTTCCGAAATCAACATGAACAGTATTAGCAACATATGTGCTTGCAGTACTAACAGTAGGATGAAGATCTAAATGAACTCTAGAACCAGCAATATATGCACTATAAGTTCCTAGACCAGGTTCTCCAGAGGCACTACCAACATTACCTGTAGTTAATTGTCCATACTCAATCATATCAACATTAGTTCCATCATGAACCAAAGTTATTTCATCATGTTCCCAATATGATGCATCACTAGCAGCATATGCTACTAGAACCTTAGACCCTCTATAAGTGGTAGCAAAAGAGACAATATTATGTTGTGTGGTAATTCCTAAAGGTATAGTTGCTGTGCTACTTACAATATTAACAATACCACCCAATCCAGTAGAACCTACTCCAGCGACACTATCAGAAATATTAAATGCTATGTTAGAAACATCATAATTATTATACTTAAACTTCTTAGGATAGAATAAAAGTCTTCCATCATCACCAGCAATATCCATATCATAGGAACCCAAATCCCCACCAAATTCACCAAGGTCAGTGTTAGTTTCAACTCTACCATACTGGTTTAAGAAGATATTACCACTATCATCATGAAGAGCAGATACTAAAAGTATTTGTCTTTCTTTAGTAAATCTCTTATCCCTAATAAAAGTAAGATATTTTCTATACCTCACACTTGCTAATGTAAAACTATCAACAGACATAAATGCGTCTGTTCTAGCATTATTATTAAATTCACTACTAATATCATCTAAAGTCAATACCCTGTTACCTACAGACTCATTATAATCTTGTAAAATTCTAGATTCAAAAACTATTTCATCAGAAATAACAGATGAATCTATTTCCAATGTTTTTTCAGTAACAAGATCAAAATCAAATACAGTATTCAAATCCATTAATGAAATTAGATCATTAACTACTTCAAAAGTAGTTTCTGTCTGGACAGTAGATATGCCAACATCTTTTTCAGTTCTAAGAACTAAATCACTAAATTTTTTAAATCCTCCAGTATGATTTAAGGTAGATACAGGTTCTTTCCATTTTTCAAATTCAACTTCAGATTTTAAAGAATATGAGAAATATTGATAATAATCACTATCAAAAACTCTTTGTAAATTATCATTTAAAAATCCAGTATTTTTTTGGAATCCTTCAACTACAATAGAAGAAGATCCTATTTCATATAGAGAATTATCTAAAATAACTTCTGTTATGGTTCCTCTAGTTCCTGAAGATTCTCCTATAAAATTATCTCCAACTTCAAAATCTTGAATAGAAGATATTCTAATATATCCATAATTATTATTCCATGATTGGATAATTCCAATTTTATCTCCAGAAACTCCATTTTCTCCTTTTTCAAATTCATCAACTTTTAAATGAGGGTCAAATATTGGGAAATCTTCTTCTGCTATAATTTTAGCTGATGAAATATTGGATTTAAATGTTCCTGGAATTTCACCCTCTCCAATAATATTAGATAAACTATATCTTACTGTTCCTAGAGATCCTCCAATATTAGGATCAGTCTCTAAAATTTCAAATAAAGTATAATTATAATTTTCACTATTAAATCCCTTTCCAGTACTTCCAACTCCAACACTAACACCCTCAATCATCACCTTCTTACCCACCTCAAATGGATAATCTGCAGCATCACTAAAACTTGCTCCAATAGTTATAGTTACATTTTTTGCCCCACTATCATAATCAATATTATTAATAGTATAACCACTAGAATTACTAATAGGAATTATCTTAGGAGTAACGTTATTCAAAGTTTTAGTATTTCTTAAAATACTAACTTGAGTATCTCCTAATTCATAATCCAACTCAACATCATCAACAACTTTATTAGTCAACCCATCTAAAAGAACTAAACCTGGAGATTCTAAGTAATTTTTACCTACAGAGCTAACTCCAATATAATCTAAGGAAGTGAGTAAATCTACCTTTATTAATTGAGGTACATTAGCTTCAGGTCTTAAAGTTCTATCTACAGGATAATCAAACCCAATATCCACAATAGCATTTTTACTTATTCTACCTATACCTCTTCCTTTTGTTTCTAAAACTGCATTTTTTCCATTATCTGTTATAATAGTAGAAATTCCTGGTAAAGTCCTATATTGAAATCCACCATTTTCAATACCAATCTTTGCTATAGGACCTGAAGCTCTGTTAGAATTAGTAAAATAAGAAATATTTCCATCAGATGATGTATATTCTAATTTTTGAGGAGAAACAGGAGATATGAATGAGAATGTAGTAGAACCTAAACCTACTATATTTTGCAATCCAGTTAAAGGATTTGAAAAAAGATTTATAGAATTAAAATTAACAATATTCTCAGTATCTCTTATAATTTCTAATTTAACTGATGTATTTAAAACTTTGTTTATTGGTATTAAATTATAATATAAAGTTTTATCAATTTCTTTAACATTTTTAACTGTAAGATTAGCACTAGCATCTATACCAATTCTACCAGATTTAACAATATTGAAATCATCAGTCTTACCAGATGTAACAAAAATATTGTTAAGATCTGGATCTTCATATAAATTAAAATCAAATGCACTATATGAAACTTCATTATTAATAAATGCTAATGATGAATCTGACAGATCAAAATATATTTTTAAATTTTTCTCTGTAGGTATAGGAGGATTAATTGGAGATATAGTTCCAGCAGAAGCACTAGTAATATTAATTACTTTAGGTTCTACATTTATAGAATCATAATATTGAGTGGATAACTTAATAGTATTCTCATCTACTATTTGTGCATAATATATTTCATTATTATTTAATCCGCCTGAAGAAGTAGATGCAGTATGAATAACTT